GGAGAGGATTTTTATTCTATGCAAATAACATCTAATACTAAATACCCAGTACATCAAGCGATTAGATTATCAGACCCCTCGCCCATGCCTATTTATATTGTTGTAGCCGACATAGATGAAAAAAAGGATAGATGATGGCAGGTAAGAAATCAAAAAAACCAGCGAAGACTGGACGACCATCAATGTTTAGTTCCGAAATGGAAAGGCAGGCAATGGTCTTGGCGGAGAAGGGATTTACCGATAAGGAGATTGCAGAAGTAATTGGAATTACACAAAGAACCTTTAATAATTGGAAAAAGAATAATCCTGAGTTTTTTCATACCCTAAAAGATTGGAAAGAAAAGGCTGATCGTAAGGTAGAACGATCATTATATGAAAGAGCTTGCGGCTATGAGCATCCTGATACACATATTTCAAATTATCAAGGTGTGGTTACAACTACAGACATTATTAAACACTACCCTCCTGATCCTGTGTCTATGATATTTTGGTTGAAAAACAGAGATAAAGAACACTGGAGAGATAAGAGCGAGGTGGATTATAAGCTGAATGTTGATGATCTAAATAAAATATTAAAAGAACTACCGGAAGATTATGCTGTAAAAATGAAGGCTGCGCTTATATCTCAAGGTAAAAAAGAATGATGGCATCACCAGCAGAACTACCTCCACCAGAGCAATTTGCTGCAATTTTAGCAAAACAGTTAGCACCAGGCGTATTAGAATCCCTCCAAAAAGAAAATCAATATCAGACATATCAAAATAATCCGGTAGGTTTCTGCCAAGATATTTTAAATGTTACGCTAACTAATGATGTTAAAGTTATGATGGAATCGGTTAGAGATAACCAAATTACAGTTGCTATATCAGCTAATGCAACTGGTAAAAGTCATGGATCTGCAAGGACAGCCATTTGGTTTTATACATGCCATCCTAATTGTAAAGTTTTTACAGCAGCAGCCCCGCCATATGAGAATCTAAAGAACATTTTATGGGGTGAAATTGGAAGCGTAGCCATAAGATATCCTGAATTATTTAAAGGGCATACAGTAACATCTTTAGACATTAGACGGGGTCCGGAAGACTTTTTAACAGGCGTAACAATTCCCAGTTCCGGCACAGCCGAAGAAAGAGAAGCTAAGTTTTCTGGAAAGCACCAGGAGAACATGCTCTTTGTTCTTGATGAAGGTGACGCTATACCTGATGATGTGTATAAGGGTATTGAGTCCTGTATGTCAGGGGGTATTAAGATACGGCTTCTTATCATGCTTAATCCTCGACAAGCATCTGGGGCGGTGTGGAGGATGCAGAGAGACAGAACAGCTAATGTGGTACACCTATCGGCATTTAATCATCCAAACGTGATAACAGGTGATAACATTATTCCTGGAGCGGTTGATAGAGAAACCACTGTAAGGCGAATTAATGAATGGACACGGTTACTTATAGAAAATGAGAAGATAAGCGAACACACAACTTTTATTTTACCTGAATTTTTAGAGGGAGCAACTGCAAAACGGCAAGACGGAACTCGATATCCTCCTCTAAGGGCTGGAAAATATAAGATAATCAACCCTGCGTTTAGTTATATGGTACTTGGTAGATATCCAGCCGCCGGATCAAATCAGCTAATATCCCAAGAATGGATCTCAAGGGCAAGATCAAGGTATGATATTTATGTTATTGAGCATGGTGAGACACCGCCCGTAGGCGTTAAGGGCATTATGGGGCTGGATTGTGCTGAGTTTGGGGATGACCTAAATGTTGTAGTAGGCAGATATGGTGGATATTTAACTAAATTTGATACTTGGGGAGGAGTTGACCCTATTGAAACAGGCTCTAAAGCTATTGATTGGTATAACTCTAACTTAAACATATCACACGCCAATGTCGATGCAACAGGGGTTGGCGCTGGTGTTGCTCCTCATATGCAAAGAGCCGATAAAATAGCGTCAAGCATTAAAGTAGCTTCTAAGCCTACCATGACCACAGAAATAGGTGAATTTAGAATACTTAGAGATGAATTATGGTGGCGTGTTAGGGAATGGTTGAGGACAGATTCAGGCGCTATGCTTCCACCGGATGAAGAGTTAATTGAGGAACTTACATGCCCTATCTATAATACGGATTCAGGTAAAATTGAGATTATGAAAAAAAAAGATATGAAAGAAATATTAAAGCGATCTCCCAATAAAGCCGATGCGTTATGTATGACATTTGCTAACGCCGAAGGTTTTTTAAGTGATTGTCAATTTGAGGATTATCCAGAATGAGACAGGTTCCGATAGAACAATTTAAGCGTAATATGGCAGAAGAAATAAAAGATTTACCTTTCGAGGTTACACGCAGAGATAAGTTTCTTTTTTATGTAACGAAACGCATGGTTCAAGGTGAGCCCCTTGTTGAAACGCATGGTTCAGTTGTCAACCATGTGGTTGAGCCTGCAAAGCCTGCAAAAATGGCTACAGGTATCGTTAATAATGCAGAAGAAGCAGCAGAAAAACTAACCGAAATCATTAAGAAAAAGAAAGGTACTGACAATTCAGAGACAGATGTTGCCACGGGCAGGATACATTTTAATCCATGTCCTAAACCTGGTAAGAAATAACTTGCTTTTCATGAATAGGAACTATATGATTTGATAATTGATAATTAAGGGATAGGGAGAGCTCCCCGAAAAGCTATTATCCTGAATAGCCTTCCCTTAATCAACCTTCAGGAGACTTACAGGAGGTTGGTATGAAAATTGAGATGGTAAACAAGAAGTTTGGAAGATTGACAGTAATTGAGGATGTTGGGGCAGATAAACGACAAGAAGCTTTATGGAGATGTCTGTGTGAATGTGGAAATATTATAGTGAGTTTGGGGGGAAATTTACGAAGCGGGCATACAAAATCATGCGGGTGTTTAAAGAAAGAGTTGGCAAGAGAAGCTCTAACAACACACGGCAAGAGGTATATTCCAGAATATAAAATATGGGCAGATATGATACAGCGATGCACGAACCAAAAAAGGGATGCATATAAAAATTATGGTGGCCGTGGTATTGCTATAGATAAAAAATGGATGTCATTTGAATTTTTTTATAAAGATATGGGGGATAGACCATCTAAATTATACACCATTGAAAGAATTGATAACGATAAAGGATACTACAAAGAAAACTGTAAATGGGCGACATATACAGAGCAATCAAGGAATAAAAGAATTGGCAAAAACAACACGACCGGAAGGAATGGAGTTAACTGGGTTAAAGAAACTAAAAAATATCGTGCAGAGATTATGGTTAATTATAAATCTATATATCTTGGTTGCTTCACAAAATTAGAAGATGCTGCGATGGCACGCCAAGAAGCGGAGCGTGAATATTGGGGGGGATGAATAATAAATCTAAGATCAGGCTTGTTTCGCATCCATACGCTTTCGAAATATATCAGAGTTTGCGAGACGAGGCCAACATAACAGGTACGCAATTAATCGAGCGACCATTCTGGTTTGAGGATATCGAAACAGGCCGATTATACCATGAGATTATGGGCTGCATTGGTTACCCATCTGAGGTTCAGGACAAAGATTCTGGGATGCCAGGCTACATTTGCATTTTAGGAATAGTTAGACCGGATAAAGAGTTGGAATATTATAAACCAGTTGACGCTAAGTTCCTGTTATTGGATGAGTTTCAGAGTAAGGACATAGGCACGCTACTTAATAAGTGTATAGAGTTACGAGAGAAATACGGATATGGCATACAACCTGAGTTGTTGAAAGTATTTTACGGGGATGCGGAACGATTTCAGACCACAGTCGCATTGTTCAACGACAAACTCGCACGAAAATACGGCCATGAAAACAATGCCTTGCTAATCACGCCTCCGGTTGATATGTATTCACCTATGGTATTTGACCAGTATCTCAGGGCATTAAAAAGTTGTTTACTTCCAGGGCAATTAAGGCTATACTTTGGCGAGAATGAAATATTAAAGAATGATTTAAGGGAGTTTAAACGAGACTGCCCTTCAGTGTTTGCCATAGGTGGACTGATTCACAGTTTATTGACACATTGTTCTTGGATGAGCGATGCTCGAAGTAATGCGTTTGCGGTGGAGGAAAAATAAATGGATTGGACAATATTAATAATATTTGCACTTAGTTCGTTTATAACCATGCTTGGAGTTTTACTTGGTGGTTGGCTGGTGTTTAAAAGTAAATCATCTGTACCAAATGAAACCTTTCTCGGTAGGGCTCCCAAAGGTGAAGTATTCTCAATCACTGACGGTTTAGACGAAGCTCCATTCCCAGAAGAACCAAGCAAGGATGAAAAGAAAATTCTTGAGCGAACAAATAAGTTTCTCAAATCATTAGGGGGATAGAAAGTGATAAGCATTGCCGAATTAGATAAGACAACTGATGATTTCTGTAACTCAAAAGACGAGACAACAAATTACTCTGAAATGATTGATGCCTTGAAATCTATGCACGGAGAATGTTCATCCGGGGGTGCGATTAGAGTTCCGATGATATTAGATGAAGACGAAAACTATATATACATATTGGAGGGTAGCATGGAAGGGCAAAAAGTAATCTGTAATAACTGTAAGGGCATCAGACACATCACAACCAAGTTTTACGACCCCAATCAAACACCAAGGGGAAATTTCCTTGAGCTGATTGACCCATGGAAGAAGTGGCGCTGGAATTGCTACGATAATAATTGTGAGAATCTGTCAGGAGTTCCTGCCTCGTTAATGTGCTGTCCGGGGTGCGCAGCTCCAATGGTAAAGAATGGAAGGTTGACCATTGCTCCAGAGCCGGTAAAACAGAAAACACAGTCTGAGATTAACCAAGAGAAAATAAAGA